TTATTCCAGAGTTTTTGAAGCTGCAATATATCTTTTTCTGAAATTTTCTTCTTTTTCTTTCTGTGCAGCAATATATTTTTTCAAATCATCACCAATAAAAATAAACATTTCTTTCGCAAGTTTATGCATAGTGGTTGAAAAAATATGGGGTATACCTTCTTCATCCTCTTCGTAATTAGTTTCAGAGTTTTTTATTGCATTTTCTATATCAAAAATGGCTTTTCTTGAATCAATTCCACCATTTGATTCTTCATGTACAAATTTTTTAAACTCTTGGCTACATTTAGATTTATCTGCTGGTATTATATATTTAATCGGTTTTGTACTAGATTTTCCATAATACAGCCATATTTCAAAACAGTAATTACTGATAATAAGTTCTAAATTTTCTTGTTTACATAATGGAATAATCTTTAAAATATCGTTTCTAAATTCATCAACATCAGTTACTAAAAAGTACTTATCCGTTAATATCTCAGTTCTTTTAGATGACTTCACTTCTATAGCTTTATCAAGCATTTGTTTCGGATGTAAACCTTGTCCGTCTTTTGATATAAATTTAATATGTATTCGAGGAAACCTTTTTATACTTCGAATATCTTCCCCTTTAAATACATGAAAATAATCTCTTTCTCGTTTATCACCTCCTGATATTATTATAAAAAGAGATTGGTCGATAGTTCCTTCAGATTTATAATATCCATTTGGACTTTCAATGGAAGCGGATACAACAGCAACTTCCAGAGCTGTATTAATCTTTTGATCATCAGTTTTTTTTACATCTCGTAATTCTCGGAAGCCTTCACCTTTCGAATACGGATTTTTCTTTTTTTCATCCATAGTATTCGATTTATGATCCTAGATCCTCTATTTCGGGAATACCTCCATAACGACCATCTAAATATCCATTTTCAAGATTAATTGAATTGTGTTCTTTAAAATCATTTAGTGAATAGAGTACTGAATTTCCTTGATGCTTTTCAGTTATCCAAATTTCATCGGGCCTCAAAAGTTCTTTCTGATCCATCAATTTTGTTTGATGTGTAGTATAGATAAGCTGCCCTTTTGTTGTGGTATTTGAAAGATATTTAAGCAATGCAAAAGCCAATGTTGGGTGTATGCTATGTTCAATTTCATCTATGAAATAAACACATGGCTCATTTACTATGTAATACAAAGCTGGAATTAAATCTAGTAATTGAGCTGTACCATCGGATTGTTCATGAAGACCTAATTTTCCAACGTAATTATCCAATCCTAATTGTCTGAATAGTAATCTTCTAACAATAGGTTCGTCATCTATCTTTTCAACAGAAATAAATATTTTCTTATCTCTAGTAATGGAAAATCCATCTGCTTTTCCTGTTTTTATTTTTTCATTGTAATAGCCTGAAATTTCTTCATACAATTCGGAGTTTTCATTTAATAAATCAATTATATTTTTTTCTTCTACTTCAATTGCATCTACCCCTAAACCAATATTGGAAATGAGATGATTTGCAAAAATCAACATCTCATGATTCTCAGCAAAAAGATTCACAAGCCTTGGCACATCCCTATTTAGTGGTAAAACATCCATTTTCTCAGAAAACCACTTATAAGCAAGTTTAGCTTTTTCATTTTTGATTATTGGAAATCTATTATTCAAGGAAAGGATAGATGAAAAAGGATTATCTGTTATCATTTTATCTACAGCTTCCTTAATGTCTTTATTAATTTTAGTGCCAGTTGTTATTTCTTTTTTACAACGTTCAAATACAACTTTATTATCATTGTTTCCGATGCCCGATATATATAATGCCTCCTTTTCAACGCTACTATTATTAATTTCAATTTCATAGATAAAATAATTTCCTTCTATGAAAAATTCAATAGATATGTATATAGGGTTATTATTATTTTCAATTAATGCAAACTTAACATCTTTTATTTTGGTATCCGATATATCAAGAAAGTTCTCATTATAAGCGAAATTCAAAATAAAATCTGCTGCTTTCAATAAATTAGACTTTCCAGAAGCATTAGGACCATACAAAGCCGCCTGTTTTAATAAAGGTACATCCATATTTGTATAAACATGATGATCTAAAGTAGTGCGCTTAGGGTTAGGGAACATGTCGAAGACAACCTCTTCGTAAAAAGAAAGGAAATTTTTGACTTTTAATTTTAATAACATAATGCAAAAAGTAATTGATTAAGTGCAATATTGCGCAAATATATAATTAATTCTTTATCCGTGAGTTTTTCACGTGAATTTTTCACATCATAGATAAAGTATTTCATAAATCTTAACATGTTCTAAATTATTTCCCCCAACTCTGCATTTTTCCCCAACTCAATTATCTATACCTTAAAAAAAGCAGAGAATCTATGAACTTACCTATCTACAACTGCATTATAGACGACAACGAAGACGACATGACAGGCATCTGCGCCATATCGTTTGTCGATTGTCCGGCCAATGAGGTCGATTTCGTAGCACTGAAACGCGATGCTGCCAAAGTATTCCTCAACCGTGACAGCAAGAAACGTATACTCACAGGCGTAGTACTCAAACCCGACCAGCTGATCTATCGCACCAGCCCCGAATTGGGCGACTACTACATCCGCTTCTCGGCTGAACAGATAGAGAAAATCGCACATAAAATGATGCGTACAGGCATCGCCCTGCACAATACTACGCACCAGCATCAGACTCAACTCTCGGGCAACTACCTCACCGAACTATGGATAGTGGAAGACCCGCAGACCGACAAATCGAAAGCATTAGGATTTGAAGACCTTCCCAAAGGGACCTTGATGTGCAGCTACAAGGTCGAGGACGAGCAATATTGGAACACAGAGGTGGTGACCGGCCACGTCAAAGGCTTCTCTTTGGAAGGTTTCTTCAATCAACAACCGGATATTTCCAAAATTAAAAATCAAATGAATGTAAGAATGAACAAAAAGAAACCGAAACAAACATTGCTCGGCCGTCTGGCCAGCCTGTTGCTCGACATCGAGGCGGTGAAAAAGGCCGATGCCACTACCAGCGGCGTGCCTTACGTCGTGTTCGTACTGGCCGACGGCACAGAGGCCTATGTCGACGAAGACGGCTTTGCCACGCTCGACGGCGAACAGATGCCTGCCGGTGAACATCAGCTGGCAAACGGCAACCTGCTTGTAGTGGACGAACAAGGGCAATTTATAGAAACCCGCGAAGCTTCCGAAAACAAAACCAAACCGGAAGAAACAAAAGCTCCGCAAACACTCCGTCGCAACAAGGCACGTCACCGACTCGCAGAATTCGACCCGAAAACAGCCGAAGCGCTCAAAGCCAAGATTGCCGAGATGCAGCAGACTATCGATGCACTTACACAAGCGTTGCAGGAAGCGCAAGGTATGCTCGAAGACACCAAAGGGCAGGTAGAAGAAATGCGCCGCAAAACTCCGTCGGCACGTCCTGCCGTACAGCTGTCTAATATATCGAAAGATGTAAGCGAAATGACTACTGCCGAACGTATGGCGATGGTGCTTAATCAGACTATACAACGTAAAAGCCGTTAGCTTGTAGCCTTTAGCTATTAGCTTAAAAACACCTAACAGCCATCAGCTAATGGCTAACAGCTTAAAAAATAATAATAACCCAATTTAAATCAATAAAAAAATGGCAAACATTTATGACATCTCGTCACTGACTTACCAGCCGTCCTCAAATATGGACTGGTTTACAAAAGCCGTATTCGGTGGCAAACTTATCGAAAAAGGAAAAATCACCCCGATTATCGGCGTGAAGGAATCTACACAGCTCAACCTTATAGACCTTGCCGGAAACATCCTGCAGGCCGATTCGCGCGACTGTGCATGGGATCCTAAACAGATAGCCAAACTGAGCGAAAAGGAACTGAAGGTAAAGACTTACAAAATCAATCTTGAACAGTGCCTCGACGACCTAGAGCGTAAACGCACTATCTGGATGATGGGTCCCGGTGCAAAAAATCAGGAGTTGCCCGACTCTCTCGAAGAAGCAACAATGGCTCTTTTGGCTAATGAACTGAGTGGCGAAATAGAAGCTAAAATCTTCAACGGCGACAGTGCAGCAAACAGCAATGATTTCGACGGAGTAATCAAAGTTTTGACCGACAGTGCGGAAGCGGTAAAATTAGCAGGCGTAACCCTTACAAAAGACAATGTACTGGACGAAATCAGTAAGGCATTTGCCGCACTTCCCGAAGATGTTGCTGCTGCCGGACTTGAAAAGGAAAGCCTGAATATTTACGTGTCATATGCTACTTTGCTGAAAGTGAAAATCGCTTTGGGCGGTGTGTTCGGTGCAAATGTGGTTGTGAATCCGAACTTCATCGTAGAAAATGATGTAGTGAAATACCTCGGCGCTGAAATCGTTCCGGTGAAAGGTATCGGCGATAATAACATGGTAGTAGCCGAAGCATCGAACTTCCTGCTTGGAACAGACCTGTTGAGCGATCTGGAAGAAATCCGCCTCGGACAATTCGCTGCGCCGCAGGATAACAAAATCTTCATTGACGGACGTCTACGCTTAGGTTTTGCTATTCCGTTCGAAGACGAAGTGGTGTTCTACAGTAAATAAATAATTAAATATTCAATTAGTAAATTCGAAAATTAGCAAATGAAAATAATATTCAGACGATGCATTTGCTAATATGCTAATATTCAAATTAACAAATTAAAAAATAAGACTATGTCAGGATGTAAATTAGCTTCCAATATTACAAAAGATAATTGCCACTACACGGTAGCTGGTATCAAAGCAGTATATCTTATCAACTATGATCCCGAAAACGAGTATACACCAAATACCGACGGCGGGATTGAGAAAATAGAACTTGCTGGCGATGCAAAAGCCTACAGTATCGACTTTGCCGACAATACAGCCTCGTTTTCCGACGAACTTGCAATAAACGGCAATGGTGGTAAATACCGTACCCACACCGTAAACTTTACCATTAGCAACTACAATTACGAACTGCTAAATCAGGACTTGGCGTTGAGCTTGGGTAAGTACACAGTTGTTGTGGTAGACAAGTCGAACCGCGCTATCATGCTTGGCCGTTACAATGGTTTGAGTGCTACAGCATTCAACTATGCATCGGGCGCAGCCGATGCCGATGCTTTCGGTTGGACTGTGACTATGGCCGGAACAGAAATCTCCATGGCGCAACTCTTAAAAGACGAGAATGTAATCGCTGCAGTGGCAGATAAGACAGTGACAACACCGTAATATCAGATTTTAGCTTATAGTCGTTGGCCTGTAGCCCCAAGGGCTTTCGCTGACGGCTTAATCTATTTATTAACTGCTATTGGCTATGAGTTAATAGCTAAATGCTAAAAAAACTAATGACTTGCAGATTATTACAAAATATAACCCATACCTGCGATTACAATCCCGGTGGGATAACCAATATCTATCTGCTAGATATACGCGATTTTGAAACATATTATTTTGTAGAAGGAGGCTTGTTCGACAAATGCTATGTGGAGAGGATATCGGTAAGAACGCCTTTTGTGGAGATCGGCGCCGTCAACGAAAGCACTTTTACCGAAATGCAGGAGAACGATGTGTACAAGCAGACGTTGACCACATTTGTAAATACACTGAGTGGCGAGAAGTCATCGGGTCTGTTACTGGCAGCTGCCAATAAGCATCTGGTAGCTTTCCGTACATCGCAGGGATTGATGTATTGCTTCGGCAGCGATGGAGGTGCCTCTCTCAACTTTTCGCAGATAACAGGGCAAACGGGAGAAACGGCAGGATACCAGATAACTATAAGTAAGAGTTCTGTATATCCGCTTTTCGAAACAGATGCCTCACGCTTCAATACTATTCCTGTATTGGGGACTGAAGACAGGCGCATAGTGATGACCGAAGACAACAAATATGCCATGCTGGTAGAAGAAACTGGTAAGCAATAAAAACAAATAACTAAATCATAAAGAAATGGCTAATGATACAAGAAAATTAGACCCCGTAAAATTATCGGAACTGAATTTAATAGACGACCCGAAGGGTTTTTATGTATTTGGTGCGAAAGAGGAAAAAGGCGGAGTGATGAAATCGGGCAGTTGCCTGTTCGATACTTTAGAAAGGATGCAACTCGAACGGCGCATCGCCCTGACGATGGAAAATAAAGAAATAGAAATCTTTATTGGGGAAGAAATGACTATCTATAAAGTAGATCCACTAAATGTGAAAGCACTCACAATTGGTGATGAAAAATTTACAGATCTTGCTCATGTAAATAAAAAAATTGATAAATGCACGAAGGTAAGATTCTCTATTGAATTTGAAAAAGAGGAAGAAACAGCTTATTTATTCATTTACGCTAAAGCAGAATTACCATGATATATGAAATAAAGAAAAACGATATGACATTATTGGTAGACGATAATGTGTTTTTTGATAAGCAGCCAAAAGAGTTTAAAAGTCTTTATGAAGATCACAGATATGTAGAAACAACAGATGAAAACGGAAATGTGATTGGAGGATATGAAACTGATTCGGCAGATGTAGAAAACTACAATATACTGGTATTGAAGAGCGGTAGAGTAATTATAACTAAAAAACAGACAGACTATGAGATGGACATGGAAGGATAAATATTATCTGAATAATTTAGATGCGGAAAAATTATATAAAGTACTCTATATATCGAATATGGGGATTGGTACGCTCGGAACAAGGGATTATCCGGCAAATTCATCTTGCAGACTTTCAACCGACACATCTACTGTATTTGTTTTCAGTGGAGGAAAACATCACATAAATTTTACACCCACAGTAGGGAACACTGTAAATCATAAAATGCAAGGTGCAGGTATTAATAAGACAATATTAACCGGTATTATGCATGTAAACTACGGCAGCATTTACGGAACAACTTTTGAAGCGAAAGATATGACTGTGGGCGCTGTAACTCAGGATTCTTCCGGCAATATGAGAACGGTATCATGGACATTCACCAATTGTGAAATAAACGGATTATTCAGTAAAAAGGATGCTGGGAGCCTGATTTACAATAAATGCTTGTTTCGAATACCTGACTATTCAGGGCAAAGATGTTCTTATACAGGTGTCAAAGGAATGAATATTCCCTCCGGAAACCTGAATTTAGTAGACAAATGTGATGTGGTTGTAACGCAGGCATTAATAGATTCGTATAAGAAAAATTATATCGGATTTAATGATTGTCGTTTCAAGATAGGGAAAGAAGCTGATTTTAGTCCACTTCTACCTACCGATTCAGATAATAATGTAATATCCAATCCTACCGAATCGGATTTTCGAGATGAATTTGTAAATAGATGTACAAAAGAAAATATAACGGCCTCTTCTGTTTTAGATTTCGACGAAGAACTGGCTGTTGGCCGTTGGATATTTTCTAAAGACTCTGCATTGGACGGAGTTGTACTCAATGATTCAATGATTCATGCTTTTGAGAAAAGGCGGTATATAACTTTGGGTTATTATGAACCCCGAATATTGAATGTCAGGATTTCCACAGATATGACTCTTCCTAACAGTATTACGCCTGCAGGATCAAATGATAAAGCCAATATTGATACTGATTCTTTTACTTTCAGTTCTGATATTGATATCACCAATCCTTGTACCGCTTACGTGACATCAAATATTATATATCTGGGGGGTAAACAACAATTAAATAAGATAAATATAGTAAATAATCTGCCTGTAGAATATGGGGTTTTTCTTGATAACACTCCTTCCTTATCCGGACCGGTTACATCTATAATACCTTACGAGGATGGAACAGCCAGAGATTATATTGTAAGGTCTTCGAATAAATTGCCGGCTTCAATTACATATGATGGAGTTACTTATACCACAAATCTTACATCAAAGAATAACCTATTCAGAGGTATTCCGGGTAAGACAATGTTTTCTGACATTCAGGGAAATGCAGCAGTTTATGAAATAACAGATAAAACTGTGGCGCAAACGATTCAAATGCGTATAGTAAGAAAGGTTCCCTCATCAAAAATAACGACAGGTACCTTACAGGAAAATTATTGGTATTACGTACAGCATAATTCCGATCGGGAAGATGCCATAGCTACAGATGTTGTTATTTATAATGGAAAAAGATATCCTGTTGGCGGCTCATTTTTGGTAAAAGGAGTGCTGAATTTCTCTATTCCTACGGGAAGCAATGTTCATTTGCGCAGATGTTGGAGAGAAGATTATGATAATCCTACTCAGGAAATTACGGATGCTTCCTTTTGGCAAAATGAGCAAAAGCCTAAATGGTTTGATGTAATACCTGAAGATCCGAGATGTATCATGAAAAATAATTCCAGTATAGCCGTAGAAATGCAGGAAAGGGATGGGAAATATATTGCATCGGGACATCCGGATTTTTATAATGAGATTAAAGGCTCTGCCGGAGGCTTATTGCCTGCTTTTCCGATTAAAGGAAGCTATATGCAATTAAGATTGAAAATAACTACACTTAATCCTATAACATAATGGCAGATTTGGAAAATGGATTACCACCACAGGGAGCTGATATTTCAGATAAACAGCTAAATGTTGTTTTAATAGATAAATCGGATGCCGAAGACAGCGAAATATCCGGTATATCCTTAGTAATGGTAGAAAAACAGAATGCTGAAGACAGCGAAATACCGCGAATAAGTGTTATATCTATTGATACCAGCCCTGCAGGACGGAACTGGGCTACATTTCTCTGAAACTAACTACCGCCTGCTCCGGCTATATAGCTGGGGTAGGCAGTTATCTAAACAATTCATAATTCATAACTTATAATTCATCATTATAATAACGTGTTACTAATCATAGAATCATTCCTTACCGAAGACTTTGTTACCCTGCGCATCAAGCTTGCCATTGTAGCCATTATGTGGCTGCTGGTAGCTATTGCCATATCGCTCGATCTGGTGAGCGGCTGGCGCAAGGCTAAAGAGAGGGGCGAGGTGCGTACATCGTATGGGCTAAGGCGAACAGTAACTAAAGCTGTGCTGTACTATGCCCTGATGCTGTTTGCCTTTATGTTCGACTGCATAGGCATGTTCTTCTATGCAGAACCCTATGTGACGCTTATTGCTGCAGGATTCCTGATCTTTATCGAAGCCAAATCGATACTGGAGAAGGCGCACGATAAGGATAAGAAACGGTTTGGGAGAAGCATCGAAGAACTTACCACGATCCTCGAAAACAAAGACGACCTGATAAAGGGAATCACCGACATTGTTAAAAAACAACTGGAAAATAACGAAGAAAATGAGAAAGATTGATAAAATAATTCTTCACTGCTCCGCCACAAAGGAGGGGCAGCATTTCACAGCCGAAGATATCGACTGCTGGCATAAAGAGCGTGGCTTTGCCAAAATAGGTTATCACCATGTCGTTTATCTCGATGGCTCTGTGCATAAGGGACGCGACGAGTCGCTTATCGGGGCGCACTGCCTCGGACAGAATGCCACGTCGATAGGTGTATGTTATATCGGCGGGTTGGACAAAAGTGGCAAGCCGAAGGATACGCGGACGGCAAATCAGAAAAGGGCACTGATAAATTTAGTTAACGATCTGAAAGCTAAGTATCCCGGCTCAAGAGTTTACGGACATAACGAATTTGCAGCAAAAGCCTGCCCTTGTTTCGATGTGAAGAAAGAATTCAGATATTAATCAATAAAAACAAACAATCATGTTAAAAATCACAACAAATGCAAAGAACGTTACTTTTGTAACAGGAGACAATAAGTACGAAAAACCTTTTAACTCGGTAGATTATATCATTGCAAGTGACGATACGGTCATATTACAGCATGTGAGCACGCGTCGCACATTTCTATCCGAAAGAATAGAAGATATAGAACTCAACGGGGAAGTACTGACTCCGCAGAATGTGGATGAAAAGCTCAATGAAGCTCTTTTTTTCTGAGAGGGGGATCGGGAGGCGTCCTCGATAAATATATCTCAGCCTTGTCGGCATTACATGTCGATGTCGACAAGGCTCAGTTAAGGAAGCTATATAACGATCTCGATCCCCGGATAAAGAGTGATGCAAAAATAATACTGCTGCCTGTCGCCGTTTCGGAAGGGAAAGTATATGCAATGGATAATAAGACGGGTGAGCCTGTGGTATTTGATTTTGCAAGGGCAACCAGTGCTACTTATTTTGATTGTGATTCCACTATCAAATCAGCAGCGGTAAATATTCCGAGAATAGATTATCTGACGGGCATACCAGGATTATTAATGGAGCCTCAATCGACAAACTATTTTATAAGAACTGGCCCGGGGAATCTCGGTAATATCACAATAACACAGACTGACGAATTAGCTTTCGGATATCAAGATTTTGTACAGATTGCAAGCAATAACAGTAATTCTTTCCAACAAATAAGATGGAACAGTACCTCTCCAATGATAATAAGTATTGCGCTTAAAAAGCAACTCGGAGGTTCGAGCTCCATTATGGCATATAACGCACAAGGATATGAAATATCTGGGGCTGTCGGAATTGGTGAAGTATTATATGGAAATGCAAGTATATCTCCGGGAAGAATTCAGGCAGAAAAATACTGCAACCATTCACCCGATGGTACAGCTTCGATAGTAACTTACAAATTAGAAAACGTTGCCAACAATGGATTTTGGGGTTTATATCCGGGTCTAAATTCTGTTGATAATGCTAATAAGGCAGTCAGATACGCTATGCCTCAACAGGAAAGAAATAGAACCGAAGCGACATCATATATTCCTACAACAACTTCTCAGGCGACCCGTAGCGCCGACTTGATGAGCTATACTATGACCGAAGAGTCGGCGGTGTATATCAAAACCAACAAAGATGAAAAGAACCTGACTGTGCCTGAAGGAGAATGGAATATTCATAGTATCATGAATAATGAAAGAATACAACTATTAATTATATATTAGTCATGGAAACAAAATACTATTCATGTAAAAACAAAACCTCATTAATCAAAGCTTTCAAAAGCGTTGCCGACCTTACCGATTTGCAGAATTATGACGACTGGTATATTTCGATAGATATTATCGGGGTAGTGGATATGAATGAATCACATGTAAACACCATAGATGAAGATGGTAATATTACCGGTACCGAACAGGAACCCGTATGGAGTGATTATTTATTCAATGTGAAATTCCTTTCAGAGAAATACAAGCCTCTTTTTAAGAATTTCACCGAAGAGACTCCTGCCACACCATTAAGAACATTCGCATGATACGGCTGTGCAGAATACTGTCGGGGCTTATAATCCCGACGGTTCTAATGATCTGTTTTGCCGGATGTAAAACACGGATCGTACATGTCCCCGTCGAGTCTGTCCGCACGGAATATAAAGACCGGTTGTGGCGCGATTCGGTTTACCTGCACGATTCGGTGCTGATAAAAATAAAGGGTGATACAGTCTGGCTGGAGAAATATAAATATCTGTACAGGGATAAAATTCTCAGAGATTCGGTATTTGTCAGCGATACTATTCAGGTGCCATATCCGGTCGAGGTGGAGAAGGAAGTAAACCGCCTCAGTTCGTTCCAGTCTTTTCAGGTATGGTGCGGGCGAATACTGTTGCTGATATTGGCAGGGTGGGTAGGGGTGAGGTGGCTCAGGAAAAAAATCTGA